CTCAAGCGCTTTCTGTCCTTCGGACAACCGAAAGCCGTAGCCAGGATCGGCTTGGAATTGCTGCATCCCGAACGGCGTATATTCCAACGCCAGTGGGACGAGCTTGTTAAGCGCTTGCTCGCCAGCTACTTGATATGGGCGCCCCAGTTCAAGTTGCTTGTTAAATATCTCGCGCTGCAGATCGATTGAGCGGTTCGCAGCTTCAGATTGAGCGCGGGATGCGTCTCTGATGGCGCCGGTTTCACCACCGCCAAGGGCTTCTTCTGCCGCGCCACCAAGACCCATGCCCAGAGCGGCGCCAGCAGGGCCGCCAAGAAAGAAGCCCGCAGCCCCGCCGAGTAGTCTACCGAAACTCATGTCAGGCTCCTTAAGTCACTTCGCGTCCACTGACGCGCATGTTGATGGCGCTGGCAGTTCCAGCGATTGTACTGATGAAGTCGCCGATGCCAAGCACTTGGCCCACCAGTTCGGGGAAGGTGTACACCTCGGACGCCTGCAAGGTCTTGGTCTTGGTGATCAAGTTCTGGTTGCCGGCCGAGCCAGCCGCCGTGACGAGGTTGACGCTGATCGTCGCAGCGCTGGCGCTGTAGTTCGTCGCGGTGAACTTGTCGATGATGGTCGTCACGCCAGTCGCGGTGTACTGGGTGGTTTGGCTGTTCTCAACCGTTTTGGCCGGAACGAGGACGCGAACAGATACGGTCATGGTTTACTCCAATTGCAAAGAGTTGTTAGACGAATATTGCGTCATTATCCAACTTGTTCCATCGGAAACCAAGGTGGCGTTTGCCCCAGCCACGGCCTCCAAAATCGCCGTGGTGGCAGACCCACCGGCCAGCGGCACTACGTTGCTAGACGCTGACACCAGCGTCTGAGCTTGGTAGTTCTGAAAGTACAGCACTCGCCCGGCGCTGATGCTGGCCGTTGGCAGCGTCGCGGTGCAGGATGACCCGAACTTGTTGTTGATAATCCAAACATTCGTAGCGGCCACCGAGAAGTCGGCGGTGTACGTTGCCGGGGCGCTGGACAGCGCAGCAATCGCTGCATTGATCGCGCCGGCATCAACGATGGGCTGAACTTGCAGCGCGTCGATCTGCTTTTGCAATTCAGCAATCTGCGACACCAGCGCCGAGCAGCAGTCTTCCAACGCTGCTGCTTGGATTTGCTTAGTCAACTCATCGCTCAGGTCAACCGCAGGCGGCAGCGTCTGCAACTCCTGCCGCACGGCGTCAAGCGCAGCGTCAACAGACGCGATCGTTGACTCGGCGCTGAACGTAATGCCCGAGTCGTCAATAACCGCCGTGGTCGCGTTGTTGAGCGACAGGAAAAACAAGTACCAAGCCCGGCTGATCAGCCCCGTGCGAGGGTCAACCAGCGGCACCCGTGGGGGCGTAATAATTGGCGTGGTTGGGCTAAGCATTCGTTGGACTCAGAATCAACTCTGCGCCCATGATGCTGATCTTCACGGGGTCGGTGCCCGATAGCTCATAAACGCGGTCGCGCAGCTTCAGGGTCATGCCCATGCGCCGCCAGAACACCCGGCGGTAGTACTCGCCAATCTTGCCGATCTGCGCCCAGTGCTCGTTGGACCATGTGTGACCACCATCGTCCGACCAGCGCAGCATGACCTCGGGGTCGCTGCCTTGGCCCAAGTTCAGACCGGTGCCGGCCTCAATGTCGAGTTGCAGGCTGTGCTGCGCGGTGCGCTTGAGGTTGTTCTGGCCGGTGGGCAGCGCCCGCCACGACCGCAGCCACTTCTGGATGCTGCCGTTGTCCGAGTAGTCTTCCAGATCAAAGGCGTAGATGTTGCCGTTCTCGTAATCGCCAACAACGATCTTGTTGTTGAACGCCATCTGGCAGTTGCTGCGATGCCGGGTGAACTCGCCGTTGTTCCAGCCGGCTCGCTCGTGCCAGGCTTGAGTGGCAACGTCGTACACCCAAGTGGTGTTGGCTGTCGGGAAGATCAGCACATAGAAGCTGTGACCGTCTTGCTGGTAGGTGTACGCAACTGCGTCCGACAGGTCGCTGTATTGCTGAATCTGCCACTCGACGGCGTGGGTGCTGATGCGCTGGCCGGCGTAGCCGTTGGCCCGGTAGACAATGCCTTGGCCGCGCCGGTCGCGCCCGAGCCAGAACAGGCCGTTGTCCATCTTAGCAATCGAATAGGGCGCGGCGCAGCCCAACTCGTTGAACGCACCTGGGATGCGCTGGAGGGGAAAGTCCGTTGCGCCCGTGTCAGACCAGACCTCAATCGAGTTGGTGCCAAAGGCCCACACCTCGCGGAAGTTGGATATAACAGCCACCAATCCGTCGGGCGAGCCTTCGGTGCTGGCGAACTCCAGCGGGTCAATCGACGTGCCGTCAAGCAGCGCCGTGATCCACAGTTTCTGGCTGTTTGGCTCGTTGAAGACAAAGTAGCCGTCTAAGTAACTTACGGTCACTGCGCCGGGGAAGTCCGGGTCGGTGATCTGCCCAAAGGCGTTGGTCGTGTTGTTGTAGATGTAGCTCGGGCCGTTGGCCGCGATGAAGAGCTGCGTGCCGTTGTCGGCCAAGCTAACTGGGCCAGTGCCGGCCACGGTGCCGATGAGCGTCGGCGTGTAGCTGTTGTTGATCTTGTAGAGCTGCGTGCCCGACACCACGAAGCCTGTGCCGTCTTGCGGTGAGAAGGCCCACAGGCCACGGATCGGGCCGGTGCCGATCGAGTTGAGCAGTTGCAGGCCGGGGGCGCGGTTTAGAAACGCCGGCTCCTTGCCGCCCTCGGGCACGATCTCGGGGAACAGGTTGACCATGCGGGCATCCGCAGCGTTGACGCTGCGAGCCACATAGGTGCTGCCCAAAATCGGCGTCTTCATGCTATAATTTCCGCGTTAACATTAAAACGCCAGAAAGGATTGCAAGCATGGCTAACGACATTTCGGCGGAAGACCTCCGCCAACTGCTGCACTACAACCCTGACACGGGAATTTTTACATGGATTGCGCGGGCCGCCAAGGCTGTTCACATTGGTGACGTTGCGGGCGTTGCCAACAAGTTTGGCTACATCACAATAGGCGTCAAAAAGAAAGTATACAAGGCGCATCGCCTTGCGGGGCTCTATTCGTACGGTGTGTGGCCCGACGGTTTGATTGACCATATTAACGGACGTAAGGGAGACAACCGGTTGTGCAACTTGCGCGTTGTTGCTGCCGATGGAAACTCGCAAAACATCCGCAGACCTAACCGACGTAACAAGTCTGGATTTCTTGGCGTGATTTGGTTTCAAAACAAGTGGCGAGCAAGCATTACCATCAACCGAAAAACGTACCGGATTGGCGATTACGCTACGCCCGAAGAGGCTCATCAAGCATATTTGGAGGCGAAGCGTAAACATCATCAAGCCTGTACAGTCTAGTAATTTCCGCATCAATAGTTGCCGGCATAGATGTTGAACCGCTGCCGCGTGGCGATCAGCGAGTACGGCATCGACATCACATCGTCCGGGTTGTTGATGCGCTTCAAGTTGCGCTTGCTGTACATCGCAATGCGCTGCACCTGGGGGCTTGGTTCGACACCGAACTCTGGCGCGATCTCGCAGGCCAAGTTGTAAGTGAACGCCCGCAGGTAGCCTGGCGGGAACAGAATCTGGGTGGACAAATTGGCAGGCTGCGTCAGTTCCTGAACGCTGATGAAGTGGAACTCCAGCAGCCGCGTCGGGCGCGGGTAGATGTAAATGTCAAAGTCCGGGTAGGTGTTGTTGACGAACATCACCTGCGGGTACGTCGAGGTCACGGTCTTGACCGCGATGCCATCGTACTGCTGCTGGTTGATCAGCTTGATGCCGTATGACACGCCAGTGCCGGGGTCTTTGAAGTAGGTGGCGTCGTCCACCAGAATCGGGCGTACAGCAGTGCCGTTGAGCCGCACCAGCGAGCCGCTAGGGCCGAGGGTTGCGTTAATCGCGCCAACCGGCCAATTGCAAATCTGGTCGATGGTGGCAAAAACAGCCAACCGCTCGGTGTTCCACGAGTCGATCATCTGATTGAGCGCCATCAGGGAGTCCTGAGACACTGAGGCCGATGGCGTTTCGCCCTCGGCCAAGACGCCTAGCAGCCGCAACGCCCGGTTAATCTGTTCGCCTGCGGTGTAGGTCGCCATCTTACTCTCCTTCGTCGGGTGTCTCGGCTTTGCTGCGCCGGCCGCGCCGTGCTACAGGCTCGGGGCTGGCTTCTTCAGCCGCTGGCTCGGGATTGTACCGTGACCAGCCATTTTGAACATCCGAATCGGCTTCTAGGTCCATCGTAGCGACTTTGGCCCCGTGGATGGGATGGGTGAGATAGATTGCTGCCATGTGTGTAGAAACAGGGGCCGAAGCCCCCGCCCGATTACGCAACGCTGAAGTTAAGACGGTAGACAGGGAACGTCACCGTGTTAGCAAGCGTGCCAGTTGCGGCTGCGCGGATACGCAGACGATCACCGGCAGCAACCACCAAATTGGCAGCAGTACCGCTGAGAGACAACGTGCGTGCGGCATTAGCCGTCAGCGCAGTCCCGCCGGTAGTCTTGGTCGTATTGGCATCGGTAGCCGCCAGCATAGCGGCGCTGCCGGAACCCGTAGTCCCAAGATTGGTGACGGAAAACGTGATGAAGTTGGTATCGCTTGCAGCCAGCGCGTCCACACCCGAAAACACAGCAGAAGTCAGCACCCCCGCCGCAGGGGCAATGATGAAAACGTCGCTGTTGCCGGTAGTGGCAATAGTCGCGCCTTGTTGAGACGCAGTAAGACCGCTGGCGATGTTGGACAAAACCTTCGACGTGCTGTCGATGATTGCGCCCGAAATCGTTGTGCCGGAGGTCAGTTCGGGGTCGCTAAACGCGACACCTACAGGCTTGGTATTAGGCATGTTCTTGTCCTTTAAAAACAGGGGGCCGAAGCCCCCCGTTGATTACGAGATGCGGTAGCAAGTCCAAGAACCGTCGCCGGTCTTACGGGCACGGAAGTGGCCCGAAGTGGCGTTGTCAACTTGCATCGTACCAACCAGCGTCCAGCCAGTGGCTGTAGCGATGGTCACGTCGTCAGTGCCGCCGTCGATGTTAACGACGAAGAAATCAAACGCTGCGTTGACTTTGGCCGCGCTAGACACGGCGATCTCCAAGTTTGCCACGGCGGGCAAAGTCAGATTGCCGGCAGAGCCGTCAAAGACAAACAGGCCGTTTGCCAGTTGGTCGGCGGTCATAGTTGCTGCTGCGGTGATGGAGGTAGGAGCGCCCTGAACAAACAGTTGCGCCTCACCGACGTTGCCGTCGCCAACCTGATAACCACCTGCGCCATTAGGGAGAGCCATGATGAGATCCTTTCAAAATAAATGTGTAGAAGGGGGCCGAAGCCCCCATTCAATCAGCCCCAGAGGCGAACGCCCATCTGAGGACGAATCACGCTGTAGCCGTACAGCACGTCAATACGGCAGGGCATACGGTCGTTGTTGATGTCGTACTGACGAACAACGCGCAGGCTGATGCCATTGTGAACGGCGCGAGCGGCCATGTCCACACCTTGCGGCAGGAGCAGGTCGGCGGTGGCGAAGGTGATCGCGTCCTTGTGGTAGACCAAGTTCTGAGCGTACTGGCTGGAAGCCGCGCCCACGAACACCACGGCCTTGCCGCTTTGCGGCAGAACGTCCACAGTAGCCAGAGCGTGGTTGGCCGAGTACATCGGGGCCACGGTAATGTTGCCAGCGCCAGCGCCGCTCAGGGTCACGTCAGCGGCTGCAACAAACTGGAACAGCGAACCAGTGGACTCACGGGTTTGCGGGTTCACAGCGAAGCAGTCAGCAACAGTAAACACGTCGCCGAGCTTGACGGTAGCGTTTGCACCGGCGCCGGTGATGGCGATGGTGGTAGCACCTTCAGCGGTCACAGCAGCCGACAGGGTACCGCCGGTAGCGGTGCGCGAGCCGGTGGTGAACTGCTTGATCGACTGAGACATGTTGATCTCGTCGAAGCCCAACACGCCCATGCCCATCATGCCGTTCTTGAACTGCTTGCTGATGGTGTCGGTGGGGTTAAAGAGACCCTTCATGCCCTCGACCAAACCAGCGTTGGCAGCCGGGTTGACGGTTGCGTAGCGCGGGCTCATCACAGCAGCGTTCTCGTTGAGCTTCTGCTGAGCTTGCAGCAGAACCAGCGAGGTGGCGGGAGTGGTGCCAGGGGTGCCAACGGTGTTGCCGATGTACTTGTAGCTGTTTGCCACGTCAGCGTCGATGCTGGAGGCCAACTGGCTGATACGAGGCTTCAGAACACGCTCTGCGAAGTCGTCCAACTGCATGGTCAGTTCGGCAGACGTGAAGTTCACGCCGATGTGCTTCTGCGAAGACACAGTCAGGGTGGTGAACTGCTCGTTGTCGTCCTGCACTTGCAGGGCAGCGCCGTCGGTGACCAGAGCGCGGTCAGGCAGACGGATACGCAGGGTAGAACCAATCTTGGCACCTTCAACAGCAAAGCTGTCGTCGTACTGACGGTTCACGTTACGGGTGAGCACGAGGTTGTTCTCCAGAA